AGAATTTCAGCAGCACTTAAAACTCTATTCCAATACTTCACATTACTGATCATTCCTACAAAATCATTTGTATGAGTGTTATTGCTTTCTAAAACTCCAATAGCAAACTTATCTGTTAAGGTTAAATCACCATACCACATCGTTAAATCTGTTGAAACTGCGTTTGTTATTGTTCTTGCTAACCCATTAACATAAAGAGCTGGTTGTGTTCCATTTTGAACGAGTGCTACATGAGTCCATTTCTTCTTTGGGATTGAGGCTGGTATTTCTCTTACTATGAATTGATTTGCTCCCCCATGTTTTAAAATCACACTTAATTGATTTCCTTGTAGATAAAAATTTATGTATTCATCTGTTGAGCTATTATCCCCCGCACTTAAAATTGTTGTGTTCCCTGTAGTTTCGTCCGAATAAATCCAAGCAGTATAAGTTCCAACTGTATCTCCAGCTGCTACTCTTGCAACAGCATGAGCATCAGCAAGAATATAATCATCAGTTCCATCAAAAGCAACACATTGTCTAGAATCGAGTGAGCCCCTCACAACGTTAACATCACCAGCTGTCATTTTAACACGCCGTCAGCTTGTATGCAGCATTATTATTTATAAGAACAGGAACATTCATATTAAATGCTTTTATTGTGATTGTTTCTCCTTCTTCCATTGTTACCTTAGTTGTAATCCCTTGAGCTTCATACAAAGACATTGCAGTTTGAGAGATGCAGAATAGAACTTGATTTAAAGTCATTGCATTGCTTTCAATTATATCAAAGTCAGCTATCTTTCCAACTACTCCGTTTCTAGTTACTCCGTCGGTGTAGAACTGCCCTGCATTTCTAACAACAGGATTATTCAATAATTCCATGAAGTTCGTTGGATGGATTATCATCTTTAAACCGACAGTAGTGTTCCAATTATTAAGTTTTAATGCACTTCTAGCAATCAAAATATCTTTCAAAGGTTGCTGTAAACTCTCAGTTGCATTGTCCCAAGTTTGAACAGCAGCAGCAGTGTTAGTAGTTGTTGCTAATTCTGTATAGATTGCATCATCTTCAGACATTGCAATAGCTCTTGCAACTCTTTCCAACATTCTTCCTTTAACATCAATAGCAGATAATTTCCAAACAGTCCAGTCGAAAGTGTGAGTTGCTCCATGAATCTTAACTCTTTCAGCAGTTTCAGTCCAGCTATGATTCACATGCTCAAAGATTGCCCCAGGAGAATTAGTGAATCCGGAATTTGTGATTCCATCAACAGTCATTTGAGTAATATCAGAATCTGTCTCCTGGTAATAAGTATTTTTCTCAGCACTTGTTGGAACAATAGAACAGATTTGTCTTCCTGTAAACATTTCTAAAGCATAATTTTTAACAATAGCATCAACATCTTCTGCTCTTAAGTCTGCTTCACCAGGTATGTCTGCCATTATTCTTTAACTTCCTTAGTTTCAGCTTCTTCAGTAGTTTCAGCTTCTTTAGCTTCTTCAACTTCTTCAGCTTCAGTAGTTTGTGTTTTTTCTTCTTCCATTTTAAAATGTGCTCTTGAAAAATGATGTATGTGCAGCAGCACCAGTTGTGTAGGCTCTTCCAACAGTCCATCCTTTTTCGAAATCTAAAGTTGAATGTAAATTAACTTCTCCAGCAGCTGCTCCCATTGAGACAAAATCTCCAATAGTGCAAGTTCCTCCGGCAATAACTGTTGCTTTAAAAATACAATTAGTAATTCCAGTTACAACTAAATGTCCATCACCAGAAACTTTTTCAGTCGAGCAAATTCCAACAATTGGAGTATCAACATTTCCTGCATGTGCAGTTACAACCATATTGTCAGCTAATTCTAAGAAATCTCCAACAGCAATATTAACACCATCAATACAATTAAAAGGAACTCTATCTCCCTTATTTCCTAGCAATCTCCAAATTTCTGCTTGCATATTAAAATAAATAATAAAAACGAACTATTTAAATCTTTTGTAAAAAGCCATCATCTCTATAAATCTTAAAATGTATATGATATTAATATGGGATAACCGAATTTTCCATATATGGAAAACTTGCGAAGTGAGGTTAAGGGGTTTTATTTCTTTTCCTTAGTTTCTTCAACAACTTCTTTAGTTTCGGGTTCGGGATATTTTGCTCTTTCTTTTTTTGCAAGAGCATAAGTAACTTTTTGACATTGTTCAGCAACATCCATTGATTTTCTTGTTCTATCAATTAATAAAAATTCTTTTTCACATGCCTTACAAACTATATCCCAATCATTATAACCTATCTCTTTATCACTCATAGTTCTTAGCCCATGGTGCGCCACTTGCATCTCCAACAGCTTTAATTCTTTTCCTTGAAGCTTTTTCCTCTTCAGTATATTTAGGTTTACCTGGTTCAGTTCCTGCTTCACTTTTTCCATCCAACAGATTTTTCGCGTGCATTTCTTCTTCTTTTTCCAAAAGTGCTTGTCCTTTTTCGTTTTCTGCTTTTAATTCATCCCTTATTTTTTCAGCAGTTTTAATAACAGATTCTTTTTCTTCTGTCTTTTCTTCTGTCTTTTCTTCTGTCTTTTCCTCTGTCTTTTCTTCGTCCATTTTATCTACTACCCCCTTTCAAGATTTTTGGAATAGGCATACTTAGTCCTGCGAGAGCTCCTATCATCGTAAAAATAACAGTTCTCATTGTTCCGTTTATTCCCTTAAATATCGCACAGATTTCCAAAATCGTTAAACATATTATTGCTACGATTACTATTTTTTTATCAGTCTTTTTCATTTTACTTGCTCCTGTAAAAACTCATCTGCTTCTTCGAACTTCCCTTCCCTAATTAAAGCGTAATATTGTGCTTTCCATTGTAATTCTTTAACCCCTCTTTGTTCTGCTTCCTCGTCTGTTTTCTTTCTTTCTTTTGCAAAATCACTTTCTGTTTCTCCGCTTTGTATAGATTCTTCATGTTCTATAATTTGTTTCCATGCCTCGTTTGCTTTATTCGCAGCTTCGAAAAATTTTGTTAATTGTTTAATCACATTTGCGAATGGAATTTTATTTATTAAATTTCCTTGGTCTTCTAACATTGCGTCTACTTCTGCTGTTAAGTTCTTCGCTGTTTCTAAGTCTCCGGCTTGTGCAGCTTTCATTATTGGGATGCTTAAAGTTTGTAGTGCTTCTTCTTTTATGAAATTTGCAAAAGGGTAGCTCCCTATTATAGGGATTAAAACTGCGGGGTTTTTCATAAACCTAAATGTTTTTGTTAGTAGAGAAGTTGTTAATCCGATTGTTTTTGCATTTACTGTATAACCGAATAACTTTGATACTGCCGGAGCTGTTGCTTTTCCTACAATAGCTCTTTGTGTTGTTAGTGTAATTCCGGCTCTCCCGGTGTTTAGTATTTGTGCTGTTCTTGTTATTGTGGCAGTTCCCCCTACAGCTCCTCCGAATGTTCCCGAAGCTAATCCCATACTTACTAAGGTTGCTAACGATGCTCCCAAAAATGCAGTTGTTTTTAATGATGTTAAAGCCTTAACTCCCCTTCCAGCGACAGTTTCTTTTTCTCTGAACCCCGCGATGCCTGTTTTTTTCTCTCTTAAATCTATTGGCTCTTGTTTCAAATCTGTTGGTTTTTGTCTTAGGTCTATTGGAGCTTCTGCTTTCTTAATTTCAGCTGCTTTCTTTTTTCTTTCATCTTCTGCTTTATTAAATTGAACGCCTTTTTGTATAACATATCCTTTTTTTGGGATTTTTTTCTTTCTTACCATTATTGTCCGCTCCCGGCTGTAGTTTCATTTGGTTGAATATTCTCTGCTCCATCCTTTGCTTTATCACTTAATAATTCATTTTCCAACGACGCTGGGAATTCTAACTCTATAACTAAGTTTAGTTGGGATAAAACTTGTTCCTCTAAAAATAGTTGTTCTTCTTCTACTCCTTGTTGAAAAGCTAAGTAAGCTATTTTTGCAGAAGCTTCTGTAAATTCTCCACTTCCTCCAAGAATTATTTTAGGGACTCCTGCCATTTCATAAAATAAATTATCTAAATATTGTATCCATGCCATCGGGTTTAATGTTGCGTTTGGTGGCACTGAAATTAATTCTCCTTCCGATACATCCATTGGTTCATAAATATTTTCTCCCGAACTTGTAGCTTTATCTTGCTTTGCTTTGTATGCTGCTATTTCTGTTGGGTCGTCTGTCTTTAATTTAAATTTCCATCTCGGGATAACATTCCAGTGAAGGGCTTTTCTTTGGTCAGCCATGGCTTCGTTTTTCATGTCAATAATTAATTTTAGTTTTTGTGCTATTCCCCTTCCGTGAATTTCGTCTGCGATTCTATTTCTTGGTAAGTAAAACATTTCTTCTGGCGTAAACTTTTTAGTGCCACCTTTTATTTTTGAAGTTTGTTCAAACCTTATTATTCTACCCTTAGAATTATATATTATTTTCATAACTTCTGGGTCTAATGATTTTATATTAATTAAATTGTCTTCATCATCTCGGATTATTTCCGCGTAGAAATTTCCTCCTAATAATGATACGCGCATTGCGTTTTCTAAGATTGTATTGAATGTGTCGAAGCCATTTCCTTTAATTGTGTCTAACAACATTGTTGTTATTTCATCTGCTTTAAAGCCTTTTCCTACAGTCCATGTAGCTTTAGCGTCGATGACTGCTGTTATTTCTGGGGTTTTTTCATCGTTGTAATATCCTAAGTATTGTGTCCAATTATTATCCATCCATTCCTTTTCTTTTTGTTCAGAAGTTCCGTCTGTTGATTGTGCATCTACTGAAAAGTCTGTCATAGCATTCGTTAAATCGCTTGCTACTGCTCCGCCTATTCTATCTTGTCCCATTATAAAATCATCTCCTTGATAATTAAATCAGGTATTAAATTTTGTTCTTCGTCTAAATTTATTGAAAAGTTTAATGATTTGCTTTGTTCTCCCATGTCAAATCCTAAGTGAGATACTTGCCCTAAGAGTCTTCCCCACTTTCCTACTCTAT